TGGTGGAGCTGTTTAAATATGTTATCGCCAAGTTCAAAGGAGCTGTGGGGCGTAAGCTACACACCATCGAGTGTCATGATATTCTCTGTAAGATCGGGGAAGTTGTCGTCGTGGGCGGAGTGCGCCGTAGTGCTATGATTTCCCTGTCTGACCTTGGTGATGACCGTATGGCTCACGCTAAGGCAGGCAACTGGTGGGACGGTAATGGTCAACGAGCTTTGGCTAACAACAGTGCCGTGTACGAAGTAAAACCTGACGTTGGTCAATTCATGCGTGAATGGTCTAACATCTATGAATCTCACTCTGGTGAGCGAGGAATCTTCAATCGTTATGCGTCAGAACTGCAAGCAGAAAAGAATGGTCGCCGTAGCTTGGGTAAAGAGTGGGGCACGAACCCTTGCAGCGAGATTATTCTTAGGCCTTATCAATTTTGCAATCTTTCTTCTGTTATTGTTCGTAACGGGGATGATATGGATCGACTTCGTAATAAGGTGCGCTTGGCAACGATTCTTGGAACTTTTCAATCGACGATGACCCACTTCCCGTACCTGCGGAAGATATGGCAGACCAACACTGAAGAAGAGCGTCTCTTGGGCGTATCTATGACTGGTATCTTGGATAATCCGTTGCTGAACAGCGCCTACGATCTGGATCTACCTAAGCGCCTTGAGGACTTGAAGAATGTTGCTATTGATACAAATGCTCGGATGGCTAACGATCTTGGCATCCCTGCTTCTGCCGCTATTACTTGTGTTAAACCAGAAGGCACTGTGTCTCAGCTCACAGGAACTGCTAGTGGTATCCATCCCCAGCATAGTCAGTATTACATTCGCCGTGTGCGTTCTGACAACAAAGACCCTCTGACTAACTTCCTGAAGTCTCAAGGATTCCCGTCTGAGCCTTGCGTTATGAAGCCTGATTCAACCACTGTGTTTAGCTTTCCTCAGAAGGTGGGCGAAGGAGCAGTGCTACGAGAGGATCTAAGCGCCATTGAGCACTTGGATCTCTGGCTGGTATTCCAGAAGCACTGGTGTGAGCATAAACCGTCTGTGACTATCTCTGTGAACGAATCAGAGTGGCCTAAAGTCGGTGCATGGACCTGGGATCACTTTGATGAGGTCACTGGCGTGTCTTACCTGCCCTACGATGGCGGTACGTATCGTCAGGCTCCTTACGAGGAGATTACTGCTGGTGAGTACCTACAGATGGCTCTTGAAATGCCTGATAACATTGATTGGGATTCCTTCCAGGAAGGTACTGATAATGTTGAAGGTGCTCAGATGCTCTCCTGCACCGCAGGCGCTTGCGAGATTGCTTTTTAAGGATTATTATGTCAATAGGAACAAACTTGCTTATTAAATACAATGATAAAACTCATCTTGAAACTAAAGAAATTTTAGTTGCTCCTTGCAATTTATATCAAGCACTGGCTACTATTGTAAATGAAGTACAAGGCACAAACTGGACTATAGAAATATATCCAACCTTTACTGAATACTTTTTAGGCGATTAAATGAATTGCAGTATCGACTTCATTCATGGACTCGTATTCGGTATCGCTCATGCGGATACCCTGTACGTTGAGGTTGACGAAGAAGAAATATATGAAAAGACAGGTATAGTTATCTTACTTGGATTCGTTCAGATAACCTTCTTCTGGTAACAAAAAGCCCTCTTCGGAGGGCTTCTTTTATGCACCTAAGAAAAGTGCTCTTTCATCGTTTCTTCGTTTAACCAATCCAGGTAGTACCTTACCGCCTGCCTTGGTCCAGTCTAGGAAGCCTTCAGCAGCTCCTTCAATGTCACCACGGTTGTACTTCATCCGTATGGTGGACTTCTGAAGGTTACCTAGCCCTACGTTGAAGCTAAAGCTAGTGAGAGCGTCAAGGTGGCCTTGATTAGTAGCAGAGTTAGGACAGAGACGTAGAACACCTCTGACAAAAGACTCAAGATCTTTCTGAAGAATCGCATTAACTTCCTCCATCGTAAGCTTTCTATCCCAGCCTTCTGGAATAGCAAGTTGTTTACGTTGTTCTAAAGGTACTTTGATATGATTAGGGTCAATAACATGACCAACACCAACGGTCCACAGCAGAGCAGGGCAACGATATGGAACCTGCCTAACCCCTTCATGGTGTTTAATCATCTCAATGGCTTTATCGCTTATCATTTTCCAAAGGCCCGACCACCAAAGTGGAAAGCAATAATGGAAGCAAACAGAGCCTGGGTATCATTATCCCACAATTGTTCAGCTAACGTGGTGAAATCTACGTTCTGCTTGAATCCATGCCAGAACAAAAGACAATCAATCATAACCAGCAGGACAAAGAAACCATAGGTAATCAAGGGACGAACCAGAGCACGGAGGTTCTTAACCCACTGAGACGTTCCCTCATTCAAGCTCATATCGTGGGCATAGAGAGCCTGCATTTCGGCCTGCTGAGCACCAATGACGGCCTGGGTGGTCTCAGCACTGCTGGAGGTCTTAATCTCATCTAGACGGATCTCCTCGACCTTAGCCTGAGCAGCGTAGCCTTTCTCAAGCATAGCCAATTCACGCTCAGTCTGCATCTGTGCAAGCTGAAGCTCGTGTTTCTTGTCTGAGCGGTCCTGGAAGAAGTCCAAGAGCTTAGGTAGGCCACCCATGAGGAAGCTGATAAGGGTAGACAATAAAGTTAACATAATTAGTCCTTTCTACAGAAACTGGGGAGCATTGAGGTTGCTTGGAAAACCTTCCAGCATTCGACATAATCAGGATCATTGATCCATAGATACTCAAACTGTTTACGATCAAACTTATCTAGTAGCCTGCGCTCCTGTGCATCTAGATAAAGACCGTACATAAGGGTTGAAAAGACAAAGAACCAAAGAAAAACAGCTATGGATATAGCTGCTTTAATCTTGATCTTCTCTAGTCTTTTGGATCGTCTAGCCTCTCTTATTCTTCTCTCTTTTAGCTCTTGAGCCATCCTATCTTCAAGTTCAACTGTAAGCCTGTGCCTTTCAGCGTTGAACTCTTTCCAGACCCCAGGCATATCAAGCTCATAGACCAGCATCTCCCTGAGTTCAGTCTCCATCTTCTGTAACTCATGCCTACGCATGATGTTCTCAAAAGCCTGCGCTTGGATGCTCTTGGAAGGGTCTGGAGGAGCTATCTTGGATTCAATCTCAATCTTCTGGAGCTTCTCAGTGCCCTCCATGAACTTACCAACATGACCAGATACTTCTGTGGCTATGTCAGCAACTTCTTTACCGGCTTGTTTGGCCTCTTTATAGAGAGCAGTAAGCGCCCTTACGCCTTTAATGGCTCCTTGAGCCAGCGCAAAAGCACTTACTGGGTCGATCATTGAACCACTTCGTAATCTTCCAGATTAAACTCAGGAGCTTGTTGTGATGGACCTTGCTGTTCTCCTGCAACACCGCCAACAACTACACCACGGCGAACCAATGTATGAGCAATGCCTCCCATAAGATCCTTGGCTAATTTATTCGCCCTGGAAGAAGCTCCGCTAAGGTTCAAACTATCTAACTTTTTAAGAGAAGCGGCTACGTTACGAACAGCCTCAGGATCAGTCAGGAATCGTCCTAGTTCTTCTTTGGTGGTGTTATCCACCTGATTCACATAGAATCGGCTCAGAAGGTTGATAGCCTTGTAGGTGGTTCCTGCCACACGATCACGGATAACAGATACCAAACCAGCAGGGGATACGCCAGTGGCTTCTTCAAGACCAGTGCGCTGAATGGTTTTCAAAGGAGTATTAATAAACAGTTTAGTCTGGAGACTATTAGCCACCTCAGCCAAGTCGCCTAAAGCTTTACCATAGCTCTTACCAAACAACTGATCGTAGGCTTCCTTATTTTGTGTCAAATACTCCAAAGGATTGGATGAATCCATAACACTCTGTGTTAACTTTGCACGAAGGGCATTAATAGCAGGTTGGTTACGTCCTGCTCCTCCAGGAGACATAAATGTTTTACGGAATTCAGGACTTACCAAGAATTGAGAAGCAACACCATCAAGACCACCAGAACTAAAACGATCAAAAATCTTGGCACTATCTTGGGTGTCTTGAACCAGTTTAAGTTTATTTAACTTATCAATGGTTGCAGTAAACTCTAATCCGTCTCCCTTAATGTTTTTAAGCTCATCTCGGATGGAAGGAACAAGATTTAGTGTATCTTTGTTTAGTTCTAAGTATCTGCTTAATAATTTAGGATTAAGAATACCATCTTTAGCTACGCCATAACGAGCAGCATCAGCAAAGAAAGCATCTCGTACTAAATCAAGCCCGTTATCTTTACCTACAACCGATAGGTATTCAGACAAGGCTGATCTATTCTTTGTAATAGCAGGAATGGTAGACTCGACAAAATCCTTATATTTAACGTCCTGAATCGTTTTGGCTCCAAAAGGAATACCAACACGAGAATAGAATTCTTGATCCACAGCTCGATAAGCATCACCAAGATTTCCAGGCATATTATCAATAATACCGTTGATCTTAGACTTCAGTTCTAGCAGAACAGGCATTTGAGTGTCCCCAGCGTTACGGAGGGACTCATTGACAGCCCGTTTAAGGCTATCTAGATCACGCATAGAAGCCTCTGGAAAGTCTCTACCCCCCTCAAAGAAGGGGCGGCCAGTGTCAGGATTAATAAGCGATCCTGGGCCTGTTTCTTGAGGTTGGAACACTGATTTAATCTTACCGTTCAGCTTAGGGAAGGTCTTGAAAATATCGGCATTTTCTTGAGCTTTAACGAAGTCATATAGACCGCCAGTTTCCTCAGAAGAAACCTTGTAACCGTTACTTTCAGCGTTATTAATAACAGCCTCATACTTCTTACCTAGTTCTTTACGAACCTGGGTTTCTTTGGCTGTAACCACGTTACGTAGTTTATTTCCTAATTCTTGAAACTTTTCTGCTTTTTCAAAATCAAGCGCAGCATCTTCAAGTTCTTCTTTAATTGTTTTAATTCTAGATTCAACAGCGGGGGTTACCTTGGTAGGTGCTCCCAGTGCATTAGCCATCTTAGCCTCAGATACAGAGCCAAAGATTTTAGCTTGACGAGCAGCCAACTGAGCAGCAGCTTCTTGCTCTAGTTGAGCGTATTTAGCCTGAAAACCAAGGTCACGAGCAGACAAACTCCGTGCGGTCTGGGTCAGAATGTTATTGTCAGCAGCCGACAGCAAAGGAACATTAATACCTGTGGTTGCTTGAAGTTCAGCGGCACGTAGGAGCTTCTGCTTGAGCTGAGGATCAGCGGTATAGGCAGAGGCAATCATCAAAGCTGCCTTCTGGTCGCCAAACTCTTTAACAAGGGTATTAATCTTGTCAGGATTCAAGGAACGAGCAGCAGTAATCTGATTCAGACCAGCTTCTGCCAACACAGCGGGGTTAATCAATCCTCCGACCAATGAACCTACAGTACGTCCGCCCTCCCCACCAGTGATGTTTTTACCTACTTCACCGCCCAGCTCAGCAGAAACTGCTGTGGCAGCAGGGGTAGCCAGAGTTGTCAATCGACTTCCGCCAGGAATCAGATAATTGTAAGGATTAAGACCTTCTTCTAGTGCAGCTCCAGCAAGACCCATAAGCAGACCACGCTGAGGAAGAGGTCCAGTAGTCATTCCAGCCGCTTGACGAGCTTTATTAGCAGCCTCAGTTACTTCAGTAGCTGTAGGAGCCGCAGCAGGTGTTCCCATAGCCAACGGAGCAAATCCAGTGGCTGCTTGAGCAAAACCCATTCCAGGACCGGCAGCAGCACTCAAAGGAGCTGTAAGGCCCCTCAGAGCACGTTGTCGAAGGATTTCTGCATTCGACATAGGCGTAGTTTCATCTACGACCTCATAATCGTCCGGATTGTATTGATCAGCCATTAATTACTCCGTAAAAGGAACGAGTTTACCGCCTCGCACAATCTCTATTTTACCAGTTTTCTTGTTCCTGAGTTTAGTACCTTCAGGCGGAAGGGATGTGGCTGGTTTAACTTCTGCCGGTAAATTAGGCGCAATAAACTCAATTGTTGCGGCAGGAAGATTCTCAGCCTTAGCACGATCACGATACTGAGACTGTTTTTGAGAATATTGACTTAATCCTGCCGCTTTAAGTTCTTTAACCAGCTTAAGAGCTTCTTGACGTTGTGACTCAGAGTATGTCCCTTCAAAGAAACGGCTAAGAGTGCCTGCCAAACGCTGACCAAGATCACCAAAGTTAGCTAGTGCTTCAACATCTCGATTAGAAATATTATTATCGCCTGCAAGCTTAGCAAATTGCTTTTGAGCAATCGTTTCACCCAAAGAACCCATGTTCAGCAGTTTTTCAATACGCCCAGCAGTTGAAACAGCCTGTGTAATGTCTTTTGTCTCTCCAGTAAAATCTTTACGCAAATTACTTTCTTTATCAACGGTTGAAAGCCCCACACTTACGTTTGTTCCACGCTTGACAGGAGATCCAACACGTGAAATCTTTTCACCTGTCTTTTTATTAATAAGGAAAACACCTTCTTCAGTTTCTTGTAAAGCTGTTTTATCTTCTGGATTAACTAGTTCCAAATCTGAAATTTTACCTGATTGATCGTATTTTTCAATACTATCGGTAGTATACTTTCCGCTTCTAATAAGTTGTTGAAGAGGATCAGCGGCTCTACGTTCACGCTCATTACGAGTAATCTCGGATTGTGTTTTACGAGCTGCTAATATCTGTTGCCCAAGTTGAGCGGCTTCAGCGTTAAAACCTGCTTGTTGTAAACGAATAGCGTATTGTTGCAAACCTTCTGGAGAAGATACATCAATTCCTTGAGCCAATTGACGCATCATGGTGGCTCGTTTAATCATAGGATCTTGAATATCCACGCCTGCGGCCTGTGCCAGACCTTGACCAAGACCTGCACCGGCCTTGTAGCCCATAAAAGCAAGTTGCTGAGAAGGAGCCAACTGTGCAAACTGAGTTGCACGAGCCTCAGTTAGTTGTCGTTGTTGCTCTTCAGGGGTTAGCGTACCACCAAAGAGTCCAGAAATATCTGCTGTAGCCATTGTTACTCCTTAAAAGTCGAGCCAGCCTTGATCGGCAGTCGTAGCATAATCAACTGCTTGATTATAACCTTGTTGAGCAAGAGGACTCAAGGAACTAAGACCCGTCAAGGAGCCAATCAACTTAGCCACAGGATCAGACAAGCCAGCAATACCTCCACTGAGGGCTTGTTGTTGCATCGTAGCACCTTGTTGTTGACGAATATTAGCGTTTTGAGCGGCTTGATTTAGGATCTGTGCCACATTAGCGCCTGCGCTGGATTGTTTAGCACCCAGAGCCGTTGCAACATCAAACGGATTCTGACCCAAGGCTTCAGCTTGTGCCGCCCCTGCCATATACTGGGTATACGGAGCCAAAGCAGCCACTTGATAAGCAGGAACTTGACCCAGTAGGTTAGCACCAGTGGAGAACAAACCAGCACCGAAGGTGGTCTGTTGTTGACCTTGTTGCATTGCCTGAGCAGCCAACTGAGCGTCTTGCTGGGCCAGGGCATTGTAGTAAGCCTGCATCTGCGGGTTAGTAGCGCCCATAGCCACGCTACCGCCTGCACCAGAGGTTCCACCAACACCCAAACCAAGACGACCCTGTTGGAATTGTTGATTGGTTAGTTGCGCTAGTTGCTGTTCACGACCAGGTTGCAATAAAGCCTGCTGTTGTTGCATAACTCGCTGAGCAGCCGCTTGCGGAGACTCTGCAAGGTATCCTTGACCTAGATTAAACAAACCCTGAGCTGCTGCTCCAACAGGGGCAATCTGCTGAGCTGCACCGCCTGCTTGGGCTAGATTTGCACCTGCTTGACCCATCAGGCGCTCACGCATGGCAGCTACATCAGGAGCAACCTGATAACCGGCTCCTACTAGCCTGCCTTGATCGTCGTAAGTGAACCCGCTCGTACCAAAACGAGAGGTAACACCTACAGGACGGAATTGAGCCGCTTGAGCAGCCTGCTGACCAGAAGCCAGAAGCTGGTTAGCTAGTGCATTCTGCTGGTTAGCACCATATTGAGCAGCCAGATACGTACCGAGGGCATTAATGCCTCCGCTAAGAAGACCACTGGTGTCAGTCGTAGTAGTAGCCATTAGTAAGTCCCTCCGTCTACGGTGGCAGTAAATGTTCCAGAAACTGTAAGATTAACAGCCGTAGCACTTCCTGTTAGTGTTGAATTGGATGCGTCAGCTTTAGAAGACACTGCTGATGCGATATTGTCAAACTCAGTATTAAGCTCAGTGCCTTTAACAAGCTTTGCAGGATTCCCTGATGCAAGGCTGTCTTTTGCAGCAAAGTTTGTACTCTTTACATAGTTACTCATTATCGAGTCCTTCCTGCTTTACAGAATATGTCTAGTTTTTGAATTGAAAGATCAAAGTTATTAATGTTAGTTTCAACACCTAACTGAATCACGTTACCGGCTCCTCCGACCTGAACTTTCTTGTTGTCAAACACAACACCAACGCTATACTCATCAATGTTGTACTGAGCAATACCATATTCAGCAATCGTGTAAGATCCCAGTTGCAGGAACTCTGAGCTGTAGTTGTTGCTATAGTCAAAACCATACTTAAGCACAACAGCAGCCCCGCTACCTCCAACCATAGAAAAACTAATCTTCTTCAATACTTTAATTGCAGTAGGAGAACCTAGATCAAAATAGTTGGTGTAATAACTCATAGGATACGTAGAAGTATTATCCAGGTTACCTGTGTATGATCCTACATAACCAGCAGTACCGATCAGAAGTTCTTTAGCACGGTTAGCAAACAAAGCAGAAGGAGCTAAAGTCCAAGTAGTCGTTCTTGCTGCTCCGTTTTGCAGAGTTGTTCTCATATCAAAGCAGTAGGAGATATGGTTAACAGGCAGAACAAGCAAGTAAAAAGCGTTACTATCAGAATAGACAGCTTTAATATCTGACAAATCTTCTGAAGCCAGTGCCTTGACCAGATCATCACGCACGTTCATGCTCATATCACGCAAGGGTGCAGATCTTTCTTGTACCACTCGCTTCATCGACCTAACACCAGAGTCACTCAAGAATATAATATCATCTCCAGTAACTTTAATAGAGTCACGAGAACAGCAACCGATACCGCTAACAGTATCAGCCAAAGACATATTAGTTGGATCATTTGCGCCCTGATAGATTAGAATCTGTCTACGACCAAAGATATACAAATAATTGTTATGGGCAGCCAGTCCTTGAATCTCATCAGCACCGGAAGGCCACACTTGAGCCACATTCAGTGAACCAGAGGAACCTGTATTCAATACATGGCCTGAAAGCAGGTCAGAGAACTGAACCGTATTCTTATCTGTGGCTGTATTAGCACTCCAGGTGCGTCCATAGGCGCTTACAACGCAGTTAGCCTGCTGTACCGTACCCAGGTAGCCCGTCTTCTCAGAAACACGCCTAAAAGTCGTTGTAGACACCGTAGGATCAAACACCAGCGGGTCATGTCCTGATTGATACAGGAACAAGACTCCATTCAAAGGAGCCATCTGCCACTTATCATTTGAAATCGTAGGAGCAACCCCGCCACCACCATAGGTAAGTTTGGTAAGTGTTGATCCATTCAGTTTAAATATCTTGTTATTTCCAGCTGCAATGATATACGATGTACCATCTGCGGCGATTAATTCGCCAATCGCCTTAATATCTGCGGAGCCTAAGTCAGCATTAGATGAATGCTTAGGAAGCCAACCCTTACGAGCACCGATACGACCAAACTTATCAATGATACAGTTGGATGCAACGGTGGCATATCCAGACTCAAGAGACACTGAGGAATCTTGAGTATTTACCCCCATGAAGCCGGGGGCAGCAATACTGGAGGTAAGTAAATTCTCAGCCATTACGGATTCACCCAGACAACTTCTTCAAGATAGCGGTTACGTTCAATAGCCACAGCATCAGCCAGAGCAAGTCTGTACATTTGATAGGCTTCTGACGAAAGAATACCTGAATCTTCACCACGCTCTGCAATAGCTTTAGCGTAGGCCAGCATACTTACCAAATGACTAGCAACCAAGATACGATCTGTGTCATTAACGAGATCTGCTTGAGGAATAATCAAGTTAAAACGTAGGGTATAAACACCGTCAGGGATAGGGAAGACATCAACCTGGGTGTCTCCATTGGAGTCCACACCGTTAAAGTTGTAATAACTAGGAGCAGCATGACCAGTATCAACCAACAAGAACTGTCTATCCATCCAGGTCGTAGCTGCATACTTCATCTGAAAGTTATTGGTATCATTTAAAACGTCAATAACCCTAAAGCGTGTACCTGATCCAGTTAAAACATAGTTAAAAAGACTATCAGTCGTTGTTGCTGTCAAAGTATCCGTTAGAGAGTTCCAGTCGTAAGCATCCTCTACTTCTCTTTTGGCATCATTGATATAGACACCAATCAACTTAGAATAGGTAGTGTCTTGCACAGACGTAACCGTAGGTTCACGTAGCCGTGTAAGCACATTGTTAACCAAATCAAGGTACGTGGACATTTAAATTCCTTCTTTCTTAATCTGCTCAAACGTAGCAATGGTGGTATAAGTGCTTCCAGCTTCAGAAGTTACAGTTATATAATCACCTTCTTCAAGTACCATATATGCACCTCCGTCAAGTTTAAAGAAGTCTTTAGAACTGACAACATATTGGTATAGAATGTTAATATCAGCACTTGCGCTTGCATCACGCCATGTAACAGTCAAATGCTTTGAAGAACCAGTACCGTTTAGAGCATACAGAAGGTTCCACTTAGCATAATAGCCAGTTGGAACCGTATAAATAACTGTAGGGGTTGCAGCAGTAAGGTTATTACCTGCTGTAATTGATCTCATTTCTTCTTCTTACCTTTAGAAAGACCTGCCTCAGAAAGGGCGATTGCAACAGCCTGACGACGGGATTTCACCATAGGACCAGATTTACTACCACTATGGAGTTCACCAGCCTTGTATTCGTGCATAACTTTACCGATTTTCTTTTGACCTTTAGACATTTTAGTAGCCATAATTACTCCTTGGTGATTGGACCGCCAGCTTTCCACGCATCACAGGTGCGGGAACCAGCACAGAGGAAATGAAACAATTCGCAGAATCCAAGATTAGCTGCTTCCATAAACTGGTCTTCATAAGCCAGCTCTTTGGGATTCTCCATGTTGCTCTCAATACCTGACTTAATACACTCAAGCATCGCAGGGGTTTGAATAAAAGCAGCACAGTTACCACAACGCATCTTTTTAACGTCTTTTGACTGAGCGTTATACATCTTGGCTTTCTTCATCCAGAACACTTCGTTAGGCAACGAAGGATCGGGAGGACCATAACCAAACTTCTTGAAAGCGTTATTACGGTTTTTAAGGTTTACAGCAATATCCTGAGTTGCTACAGGACAGACTTTACCTTGTAAAAGTCCTTCTTTCATGGGGACACCTTGTGTGAGATTGCTGCGTAAATAGCCCCAAAGAAGGCTCCAACGATGAGAATAGGTTTAACAGCCTTAGCCAGCCACTCAAGTACAGCAAAAGCACCGGAGGCAGCATTGAAGGCGCTTACCATACTCTTGGTATTTGCATCAATGGTGTCTACTTTCTGTTCAACCTGAACCAGCCTATCGTAGATCTCTTTGTGGCTAACTTCGTCCATTTATTCCTCTTTTGGTTTTTCTTCTTTAGGAAGCTGTGCTTCAGTTTGTTCTTTGATCTTCATTGCCAGAGGATAAGCACCTGAGCTAGTGGGAAGATCTCCCAAAACCTTCAAAATACCTTGAACTTCATTAATATCCAGATTGAGTGTAATGTTCATGGAAACTCCTTTAAGTTAAAACAAAGAGCATACCATAAAATACACAAAATGTCTAGTTAAGCCCAAGGAAGAGGACTATTTTGAGGGCTAACAGGCGGGGTAATCATGCTGTTGATCTGTCCCTGCACGTTGGCTTCAAAGTTAGCAATTCCCTGCGGCCCAAGTTGGTTTTGAACCCAACCAATCACAATGTCTTGCGTCAATTGGTTGTAAGGAATGAATGTGCTTGACTGATTGCTGTTAAACTGTGAACTTCCTTGGATTGAAGCAAAATATTGACCGTCAACTCCCGTCAAAGTCCACAAAACATTTACCACATAGTTTGGATCAGGCTGTTGAACCGTAAACATTTGATTAACAGTCCATGTGTAAGTCGTTGCCATTTCAGTTTCCTTTCAAAAGTGCAATCTCAGCTTTAGCTGCGTCTAATTCAGCCTTCAATTCCTTGATGGCATTAATGGTGTACCACGTTAGATTATCAACATCAACAGCCAAAACACCTGTGCTTTCTTGTCTTACGCAATCAGGCAAAACCTGTTGAAATTCTTGAGCAATAACTCCAAGTTGCATTCCTTTTTTCTCAACAGCATCTGTTGGTTTGAGTTCAGGATCAACTTCTTCAGGTAAACGATATTCAAAATTACGCACCTGAATTTGCAACAATTTTTCAAGACCAACATTGTTATCAACAATGTTCTTTTTCAAACGGCGATCAGAAGTGGTCAACCATGTAGAAGAATTTCCTCCTTGGTAAATACCGCTACCATTGGCAGAAATAAAACCTGTATTGGTTCCTTTTCCAACGGCACTAACAGTACATAAGACCAATTCTCCGCTTACAGCTGCTCCTGATGCTTGAGCGCCATAACCGACATAAGTACATGAATTTCCGGTTGTTAACGCAGTCCCTGAGTATCCAGCAGCTGCACCAATTGCTACGATACGATAACCTGTGGTAACTCCGAATCCAGCTTTATATCCAACAAATACCGAGTTTCCTTCAGTTCCCGTTCCGGTAGACTGACTATATCCAGCTTGGTATCCAACAGCTACGTTTTGAACAACACCATTTTGTGAATAAAGAGCCTGTGTTCCAACGGCAGTGTTGTAGTTACCATTAGTTTCCGAAAAAGCAGCCTGATAACCAACTGCCGTATTGTTAGCGGCAGTCGTATTGGAATAAAGTGCTTGAGTACCAACAGCGGTAACACTTGCTCCAGTTGTACTTACACCGGCGTTATACCCAAGAGCAGTCAAGTATGGAGATGCGCCAGAAGCAGTCATCTTTCCGTAGACAGTACCCAAAACAGTTGGCGTTGCCGCAGCCGTTGAAATCGTGGCCCAAGAAAGCGTACCCGTTCCATTAGTGGTCAATGCTTGACCGCTAGTACCGTCAGCAGAGGGAAGCGTGTAGGTTGTAGAACCGGCAGCAGCAGCCCCTTGCAAAGCCACATAACCAGAACTTGATCCTGACAGCTTCAGAGTGGTTTTAACTGTCAATTCAGTAGGGTTAATTCCCAACTCAACAACAGTTCCACCGCTGTTTTTAGTAAACAGTCGCTTGTCAGTGACGTTAACCGCCAACTCGCCTTGAGTCAAGTCTCCAGTGAGAGGAACTGCGGCAGCAGTGCTGGAGTTTTTAGTTACGATAGTAGAAGCCATAGTTTTCCTTTAATATGTGCCACCGTTAATTGTGCCTGTAATCTTAGAACCAGCTAACGTAGTCAGCCAGGTTGGATCAGAATAAGTACCTGTTGTATAAACCCCGTTAGTGACAGTTGCTGCATTGCCTCCAATAGACAAGCTGGTTGCAGTACCTGTTAATCCCGTTCCAGGGCCACTGAACTGAGTGGATGCTGTAATCGTTGTTCCATTAACAGTTCCAACTGTAATGTTAGGCGTACCAGTCAAGCCACCAGCAGTTCCTGTTGTGTTCTGGTTCAACGTAGGCACATCAGCAGCCTGGATGGTTGCCATCACTACGTTAGTTCCGTTACCACGCAGATAAGACCCGCTAGTGACTGCACCGGCAAAAGCATTCATGGCTGCTTGAGCCGTGGTCTGACCAGATCCACCGTTAGCAATAGCGACTGTTCCAGTCACATTAGCTGCATTACCGCTGATATTTCCACTCACCTGAGAACCTGGGAGACTCAAAGCACTCAGGGTTGTCAATGTTGAGTTGGTCGTTGCAGTAATATTAGCTGCCGTACCTGTTGTATTCTGATTCAGTGTAGGAACGTCTGCTGCTTGAATAGTTGACAAACTAGAATTGGTTCCGTCTGACCTTAAATACTTTCCAGAAGACTGAGTTCCTGTTAACGCATTAATAGCTGCTTGTTGAGTAGCTTGTCCTGTACCGCCATTAGCAATCGCAACCGTACCAGTTACGTTAGCAGCGTTTCCACTGATGTTACCGCTAACAATTGACCCTGAAATGGAGGTCAACCATGTAGGATTAGAGTAAGATACAGTAGAATACAGGCCGTTAGTAACCGTAGCAGCATTACCAGTGATTGAAATACCCCAAGTACCTGAAGCACCAGTGCCCGTCAAAGGAGCATACGTGCTTGCAGCCACTGCCGTGGTTAAATAACCAGCACTTGCGTGATTGCCCCAGCCGTAGGCAGTATCCCAGTTAGTCTGCTTCGTATCCGTAGGAATAGAATACCCAGCAGTATACGATAGCGCCAAGGTTCCAGTAGACGTTACAGGACTTCCAGAAACTGTCAAACCAGTTGGTGCTGTCAATGCAACAGAGGTTACTCCAACATCAACAGTTACCCACGAAGCAGCAGATCCGTTGGTGGTTAGATATTTACCGTTGTTGCCTGTCTGTGACGGAAGAGCATCAACTGTAGACCAGGATGTAATTGATCCATCTGTGGTCAAATACTTTCCAGCATTCCCTGTAACACTGGGAACAAAGCCAGCAGCCTGAGCAGCACTTGCAGATGCACTGGCAGCACTAATGGCAGCAGAAGCCGCAGAAGAACTGGCAGCACTTGCAGATGAAGACGCTGCACTTGCAGACGAGGCAGCTTCAGCAGCCTTCTGGATTACCAGTTCTGCCGCATTGGAAGCATCATCTGTAGCATCTCCTGAGCCTCCAGGTCCACGATAGATTGCCATTTAGACTCCAAATAATTTGTTAGATACGTTTGTCTCAGGAACAAACTTAGTCTGATACCAAGACTGCAATGGGGTTGCTACATCAGCCGGAGCAGTAGGGAACAGTCGATTGTAATTTTGCTGTATCTGTTGATAATACTCAGGACTATAGTTAGCAGAGCCGCTATAGGTTCCAGTAAATGGAGTAGGTGGTTTAATACCAGGAGTAGTTCCTGTTCCTCCAGTCAATCCTCCAAGAAGACCGCCAACAGCATTTGCAGCCAACGCTCCACCGCCTAAAAGACCTGCTCCTTGTAGCAACTTAGACAAATTAACAGCCTGACGAACTTTATTCAAGTCAGACAAACTAACATTCGGTCCTTGATTTAAGATCGCATCAATCTCTGCTTGAGTAGCGGGAGGAAGATCAGACAATGAAGAAGGCTCAATGCCAATATCTTTATAGAACTGGTCTTGCCACTCAGCCTCAGTCATTCCAAGGTCGCCACCCTCAAGATTAGGAGCGGTTTCAACAGGGGTTGTAGAAGGTTGAGTCGTAGGTGTTTGAGGTACTTCAGGCGTGGTGGTAGGCTGCGGTGCTGTCTCTACCGGAGACATATCAGCAGTTTCCCAGTTTGATGGTGGTTGATAGCCGTCCCAAGCCTCTAAACCAGTAGAACCTAAAGCATCAGCCCAAGAAGCATCATAACCTAAATTAGCCAACTCACTTGCTGAAAGCTCGCCAAACCCGCCGTCAGCAAGAATACTTCCTAAAGCCCGATCAGCGGCAATATCTCCAGCACCCTGCCCAGCAGAAGCTAACCAGTTTGGATCCCATCCTGCATTAGCCAACGATGTGCCCCCAGCCGCACCGAGGCCAAGGGTTTCTGCGGTTACTCCATAAGAAGCAAGTTCAGCCGCGCTAAGTTCTCCAAAACCCGCGCCCAATGCACCCGCCCCAGCCGCCTCACCAGCTAGCAGCTCAAGCCCGGCAGGGATACCGAATGCCAAACCAAGCAGGGCTACGAAGGGTAAAAACCCGCCAAGCCCGCCATCATCTCCAGGCCAATAAATAGTGCCCGTGGCTGTTTTAGGATCAAAAACAGTTGTGTTTTTGCCTTTTTTGTAGATATAGTTTCCATTTTCGTCCTGGCCTTGGTACGTACCATATTGGTCAGGATAAATATTTCTATTCCCGAGGCTAAGCGCACCGTCAGGGTTGTAGTTATAGTCAGTGGGCTTGCCCCCAGTTTGTGCGTAAATCCCATCTATATAATCTTGTTTACGCCACACGTACCCTTGATACGGGTCTTTAATGCCAGCATTTGTGAAATCAGCCTGAAATTGTTTGGGATCAATGTTGGTTTTAGTGGCTTTATCCAGCAGGTCTTTTGACTTGATTAAAGAATTTATATTTAGCGTTTTTCCGAGGTCTCCTTGTTCTGCGCCTACAGCGCCATAATTGACAAACTCCTTGGGGGCATAAACATATTCTTTACCGTCTTTTACAAACGTATATATGCCAGGGCTTTCCTGAGCTAGAACACCTTCAGGCTTTTTACCAACAATTTGATACGTAAACTGTTTTTGATAATCAGTTTGTTCTCCTCTATTTGCTGCCTCTATTGCTGCTACTATATCAGCCAGGTTGGTCATAGGAGTACCTAGACCAGATCCTCTCCACTCATATCCTTCTGGAATATCTTGGATTCGTTGGTATACCTTGCCGATATTAGGATCGCTATTAGCAGGAGCTTGTGTCTGAGTTTGAGTCTGAGTTGGCTCTGGAGTTGGTGCAGGCGTTGGCGCAGCAGGTTCGGCAAGAACCTTCTGATAGTTCATTATGGCGTCGCGGTATGGGGCCAACTGAGGCTGTGCAGCAAAAAACCAATCCCATTCGTCTTTATACCCTAGTGGGTTTGATTTTGCTAAATCCCACATCCACTGGTTGCCTGAGTTCAACCAGTCTTGGAATGCTTGCGCTGCTTGTCGATCTGTATCAGAATAAGCCATTATTGCTCTTCTTTAGATTTTGATTTCTTCTTCGGCTCTTCTACAACTTCAACAACTTCTTCCCATTCAGGATTATCACGGAAACTCTTAATGTCCCCATCTTGTGTCACTACAGCGTAACGGTTGGGATCATCGTTATTAATCATCTTAAATGTAGCCATTGTGTTTCCTTTCTGAAAAGCCCCGTAGGGCTCTTTAAAAAGGACTCCATCCTTTTGAGATGGAGCCTTAGGGGTGCAAGCTTAAGTTTTTATAGTTATTAAGCCAGAACGATCAGCGGAACGCAGTTCTTGTCACGCAGCTCAGCCACGCCATACAGCGTATCAGCGGTGAACAGAGTACCCAGGAATTCCTGCTTGTACTGCGTCTGCGAACGGATACCCAGTTGCTCAACCAGGACAGAGAAGTCACGCTGGAACAGCAGAGCAACTTTGTCAGGGGTCGTAGCAGCAGTGGTGTCGCAGTTCGTAGAAACGAACACTTTCACGCCATAGATGTCGCCAAACTCACCGTTCATCAGGGTAGAACCAGTGCCCTTGAAGGCTTGCTCGGTGAAACGAGCGATACCCAACATAGAGTTACGAGCAACCGGAGGAACCACCAACGAACGACCGTCCATCGGCACATCGTTATCGTCCAGCACTTGGATAGCCTTACGGATACCAGCGTCAGCGATAGCAGCAGCGTTAGACGAGCTGTAGGTGTAAGCAGCGCCGGTAGAACCGATCAGACCGCCAGAGTACTGCTGGTTAGCAGCGTTGGAACCGTTAGCGCCACGGCCCAACTGGATCAGGCTGGTGTCAACTTGCTTAGCCAGGGCGTAGCCAGCATCTTCCGTGTAGAAACCACGCAGGCTCGACAGAGCTTGAGCTTCCACGATGTCCTCGATCAAACGAGAGTATTCGTAGTGGTTGTTGATCGACACGGCGATGTCGCTATCGCTCTCAGCAATCAGCGTAACGGTGTTAGCAGCAGACTTGGCAGAAGCAGAACCACGCACAGGGCTAGGAATGTGAACGGTGTCACCTTTCTTGCCCTTGAAGTTCATCTTCTTAACCAGGTTAGCCATAACCAGGTTCTTCTTGTACGAAGCAACAATCTCATCACTCCATACTTCAGGAATAAAATTCGCTGCGCTGGTGGTGGTTACGGCATTTGCGCCGGAAAAAGTATTTGCCATTTTATAAAACTCCTAAAGGTTTGGTTATTTAACCCTGCCCTCAGCGTATGCCTTCATAATTTCAGGCTGAAGCTGTTCATAGCGGTCAGGATCAGTCATTTTTAGCCGGATTAGGTCAGCACGGCGATAGACTTTGGCTGAAGATTCTCCAGTGCCTCCCGTATCAACGGAAGCAGCCCTTAGATTTTGTTTAAGAATCTTTTGGCCTGCATCAGCAGTTTCTTTGGCTTTTACACCACGGATCTGCTTAAAAGTGCTCAACAATTCATCGGCAGCTTGAAAATCAAATTGACTGTCTGCCATAGCAAACATATTCAATCGGATTGGAGAGGCTTTAACCCACTCCTGGAACTCACCATCTCCTACCACCTCTGCAAAATCAGGATGCTTTTGTTGAAGCATCTGTTGAGTCTGCATCTTCTTGAACTGTTGTGCAGCTTCACGAGCAGCGATAATGTCTGGATGAGTCTCAACTGCTTTTTGAACCGCTGTTTTCGGATCTTCAAAGAAGTCAATCTCTGTTTCTTGTTTAGCAACTGGTTGCTCTTTATTGAGGTTCTGCTGAATAAGCTGGTCTGCGAGCTTTCGCATCTCACCAACCTCTTGTGCCTGCCTTCCAATCAGCTTTTCAGCCTCTTGGTGCATCTTCACAATATCCTCTAGACTCTTGCCTGAGTATTTCTCAGGAATCTGTTGGACTACAGGTTCAGGAGTTACCTCCTGTTGGATCTGCTTTTGCTCTTCAGCCTCGATTTCACTCGGCTTCTCAATTTCTTCGTCAATCAATGCCATACTTACCTTTCCTGCCGAATTAACGGTTCTAGGATTCTTATAAAATGGAACGACTAAATGTTTTCCGTTCCGTTATGTTTGCGTTCAATAGCTAATTTCTCAGCCCGTTTACGCTCCCATGCGTCATAAGCTGTTGGGAATTGACCTGTAATCCCCTCTAACTTAAACATGGGTGTTGAGATTATGCGTTTAGCATCTTGTGAGCAGATTGGGCAAGCCCTTACTCGGACACTATCTTCCACATAAGCCTCGGTTACGTGATAATCCTCACAGCAGAACTCAAACATTCTCTTCATGTTGAAGCTCCTCAAAGGCTTTCTCACATATCTCCTTGCGCTGGAGAACCAGATTAAGAATATCTAACTGTCCTTTACGGAAATAAAGATCTTGTGTGTCCGTGACAGTAGATAAATCGTTTAAACTAGTCTTCAATGCTTGGAAATCTTCCATCAATAATGACCACCCTTTGGTAGCCATCATCGAAAACATCTCTTCATAGTAAACTTGTAGTTCTTTGTCCATTTGGAGAACCTTTTAGTTAATAATAACGAATACTACACCAAAATGTAGTACTTTGTCAAGCATTTTTATGCTTTTTGACGTTTATTCATCATTTGTAGGGTTGCAATACGCTCATTTGAGGCAATATCAGCCGCTTTTAGGTTAACTTGCTTCTCTTTTAGCATCACATCAGCCAATTTCAGGCGTTTATCGAAGTCACTGCTCTTGTCAATGTTCGTTGCAGCAGCCTGAATGATGTCAACTCGATGCTTTTCAGGGATCATCTGAGCCTCAATCAGGGCTTTCTGAGCCTCTGCCTGCTCCTTAGCAGCCTTGGCAGATACTTCTTGCACCTGAGCCTGCACCAACGCTTGTTGGAGCTGCTGTTGTTGCATGGCAACTTGCTGAGCCTGAGGATTAGGTTGACTCATTTTGTCCAAAGCCTGCATGAGTTCACCACGGTTGGACAAGGAACTGTTAGCCAGAATACCTTTGAGGATGATCGGGAGCACTGGAGTGTCAGGGCCAAGGGTTTGCAACAACCCAATAAACTGTTGTTGCTCGTATTCACGGGCCATAATTCCCAACACACCAGTAGGAATGAATTCCATATCCACAGACGGATAACGCTCAGGGGCAAACTGCATATAGCGGAAAGCAGCTTTCTTGATGAACGGAATCAGGAAGTCTTCCTGGAAGTTACTCAAGGTACGCTTGTACTTCTTGATAATTCCAGCCAACACCATGCTCATGCCACTAGCGCCAGCATCACGAGGAACATTGGTGGGCATACCAGATGCGTCCACAGTTCCCGTGGCCTGAAGCAGCATACGCTCAAAGTTCTGAGCAGCAGCAGCGTTGGTTCCATCCGTGCGCCCAAAGTTGAACGGCATCAGGATCTCTGACGGTGCGCCGTTGGTCAGGATTGCCTTACCGGGACGAACCTCAAACTTAGCACCACGAGGCAGTCGGGTAGCGTCCATAGCCACCATAGGGGCGGTGGTAAGGGCCATAGAGTCCAGCATGGAACGATACTGGCTGTCGATGGCTTTTTGCATATTGTAAGCCTTCTCAGCCGTACCACGACCCCAGAAACGACCAGGAACCGTATCGTCTTGATACGCTACCACAGGACGATCCTTCATCATGTATGGAGATGCTTCAGCTTTCAGCAAGATTCCATCATTGGCGATAACCACAATGGCTTCCACCAAGTTAGCATAATCTTCAGCCTGGGAACCTTCAGGGAACAACTCAACGTATTCGCCTTCTTTTTCACCTTCAAGATATTCTTTAGGAACCAGACCATAATAAGTCAACAATTTAACCTTATCATCTTGGTACTGAGTCTCATCTTGAGTAGGTTCTAGTTCTTGCGTACCATAATCAGACCCAATATCAACTTTTTTATAGGTTCCATTCTCCATCCCTTGCACGATCTTGTGCAAAGAGACATACTTCTCAATGGCAACACCCAGCGCATCTTCGATGCTGTCCGCATTGGGGTCAATCAGGAAGTTACGAGGATTCACTGGCTTCAAAGGCACACTGATGCGGCTATATTCCTCAACACCGATAGCTGCTGTACCTGCTACTCCAGGGATAGGCTTAGTAGCTGGACGGAAAGCCGTCACTTCCTTGACAAGAATCTCACCAATACCAGTTCCGTAGATCTCAGCCATGAGCTCAATAGCATCAACAGCTTTGATAATCTTGTCTTGTTTAAAATCTTCATTCAGTTTTGCTTTAATGTCTTCAACATCCAACGGATTACCATTCACATCCATGATGTCGTCTTTGATGTCAAAGAACTCACCTTGACCAAAAATAGCTTCCATAATCTCAGCGTGTCTGGTCTCAATGGCCTGCTGCGTAGCAGGAGACACTAGGCGACTACGCTCAGTCTCTTTGGTCTTATCAAGAGCATTCCAACGACCACGGAAGATACGCTCGTATTCGTCCCAGTCAGCCAGGAAGTTAGTATCTCGATAATCACGCCAACGGTTGGTATGCTCGATAACGAAATCTACCAGACCGTTTTCTTCTTCGGTTGGTTCCTCGTAACCTTCGTATTCATTTTCTTCCATTGTGTTTCCTTACCATTTAACTTTGTTAGCCCAGTAAGCAGCACTCATCTTACCTTTGGCAATATTCTTGGCATGACGAGCTTTGAAAGCCTCGTTACGGGCAGTACCGTCAGGAGAACCTTGAACACCTTGCTGACCAAAACGAATCAATTTAACTTCATCTCCATCTTTAGCTAATACAGCATGAGATTTAGTAGGGTGTCCTGGAGTGCGTTTAGGTTTGTTATAACCTTCAAACTCTTCTTTTCCTTTTTTAATCATCTTAATATCCTGCTATCGGGTCAAGAATCTCAAACTCATCTTCTTCGTAGTCAGCGTTATAGTTGGCTACAGCTAGTTGGTCCACATAACTCAGTGCATCCACTAAGTCATCATGCACACCATTGGTAGGGAACATGACGAGTTGATCCCTAAACTCAGTCCAATCTTCATTCTCATTGAAGCTAACTCGACCGTGCTCCATGCGTCCTTGCAGTGACCAGATAACTCGATCCACTTTCTTTTTGTTTCCGTGAGTAAGATCGTGTATATGGGCATAGATATTGTTCTTTCTCATCAAGTCGTTAAGATAAGGAAGCACTGCATTCTTCAATGCTCCTCGCTCAATACCGATAGCACTCGGTTGAAAGTCTCTGATAGCTTTTAGAATATTGACAGCAGTCTGTCTAATGTCCCATCTACCATGCTCAATGCTATGAACCCACCAATCACCGTTATCCAATAACTTAACAATAGCAATAGCAGTCTCATCAAGTTTCTTCTTGGCTGCTCCAGCATTCTTGGCTACATCCTCAAACCCAGCCAAGTCCACAGCAACATAGTAAGCCCCAAACTGAGGCTCCTTTGCTTCCTTGAACCACTCTTCCTTGAATACGTCAGCTCCTGCGGTATCGAAGGAACTCAGGTATTCCTGCTTAAAGGCAAAAGAACTGAGAGTCTTCTGAGCAGCCTCAATCTCCTTCGGATCAATGGTTTCATTGTCCTTGGTGGTAAAGTGCCAGCTCTTCCACTCCTCATCCTCTTCCTGCCCTAACTTAAACACATCGTAGAACCAGTTCCTCCCAGAAGGAGTGGATATAAACAAGGCTCTACCTTTTTTGTCAGACAAAGAAGCTCGGATAATCTTTTCCCAAACATCTTGCTTAACGAATGCACACTCGTCCAAGACCACATAAGTCAGAGACATACCACGCAAGGAATCAGGATTATCAGCCCCACGGATGAGAATCTTTCGTCCGTTTACCAACGTGATCTCAAGGTTGTTCACGTGACTGGACTTAATCACCGGCCTACCCAGCTCGTGGAGCAAGTCCCAGATAATCGACCTAGCCTGTCCCAGCGTAGGAGCGATATACATCACCGCTGAACCGTCAGGACAATTCAAACCCTCAATCAACAAGGTAACAGCAGACAACCTGGACTTACCGCATCGACGACCTGCTGCAACCACCTTGAATCGTTTCTTAGACCCAAATACTTCCTGTTGCCACTTCAGGAGTTGGAAATTAAGACTGGTCATAATCTTTTATTTCCACATCCGTGACATCTTCTACCATCTCAATAGGCTCATCAAGGCCAACAGAAGGGCTTTGGAGACCAGAAATGTTGATACTGATGCTTGGGGTACTACCGCCCTGCTTTGAAGCCTCAAAAGCTGAGACAGGAACAATCCTATCGACAATCAACTTCCAGGCAGCAGCTTGATTCTTATGTTCGTTATCCAAGGCAGCATCATAGATAGCTTCAAGCACCTTTGCGCTCTTGGGTGAATTCAGCATCCTGAGTTTGTACTCATTGATGATAGCCGTATCACCCTTGGGACGACCTATGACACCAGTATTCTTTTTCTTAAGGGCGACAATCTCACCCTTCTTGGGTCTTCCACGACCACGTTTCTTTGGTTCCGTTTCCATCTTTACCCTTCAAGGAGATGTTAAGACAAAAATTCTTACAGTGCCCTTATACTTTAATGTATACATTAATGTATAGATAAATAATTAATATTTAACATTAATGTATACTTTAACGTATTAGAGTACATTTAAGTATACTTTAATGCTTTTAAGTATACTCTAAAGATACTTTAGCATACTTTTATGCACTTGTCAAGCTTTTTATGACAAAAGTTTAAGATTTATTGTCTTTTTACTGATTAAGGCTTCACTTTATAGTCCCCATTAAGGGTGCACGTCTGCCGCTTCATAGTCTCCTTTTACAATATTATGTTAAATTATGTCTTCTGTGTCTATTTGTCTTTATCTTTCAATAACTTACGTTATCTTCATCTGTCCCCAATTAAATGTACTATTTGGTTACTTTTGTATACTCTTTTTTGTGTGCTTTAGGGGCTCCCGCAAAAGTAAACACTCCAGAGAAGACCCTCCCCCCTATGTAAGCACTCACTCACCTGGCCACTAATGACTCACTAGTCAGTAACTAAGTTAGTTAGCACTCACGTCACCAGAGTGCTAGTAAGTGCTCACTAACGCTAATGATAATGGATTCTCAATAAGGTTACTGACCAGTGGGTCAATAGTAAATGAGAATCATTCTCAATTGGGTGCAGGTGAGGGTCGGTGAAGGTGCTTCTAAAGGGTACTAGGGGTTTACCCTAACAATCCAGTCAAGATAGTTAACATCTAAAGTATCTAGCACAATAATGGTGCACTAACCTTGTGCATTGTCCTATAATGGTGCATAGGGCAAGAAGCGTGCCATAAAATGCACCATAAAAGCACAGTAAATTTATACATCAAAAGTATTGCAGATTATAAACTGTGACAATAAAGTATTAACTAAAATCTAAAACATAAACCTAAAGGTTCAATAAAAGCGGGTTGGCATGGTACGTGCAATATAAATAACGTCCGCAACGGACATTAACTTGCAAAGGATCAGCACCATGAACACACTCACATTCTGCACAACCCTGGATCGGGACACTCTCGATCCTATAGAATTCACTGTCACAGGTTCCCTGATGATCGGAGGCGAGCAGACACCTATCGGGTTGTCGTCTGCCAACTTTGACCGAGTGTTCGATGAGTTGTCCTACTGGACACGCCTCATTGATTCTGTCGATGTAAAATTCACAACTGTAATGTCTAACCTTTGAGGTCACCATGAAATACACATCACAAACTCAAGCGAAAACTTTTGCCACGGTGGCCGCAAACCGTCAAAAGCGCCATATCGGCCAGACCATTAAGACATCTTTATTTGGTCGCATGGTTGAGGGAAAAATCATTGACGTGCATCCGTTTGGTGTCGTTGACATTGAATTGCCCAGCGGGCAGTGCTATCGCATTTCCGGCTTGTCGTTGTCAGTTTAATTTTTTACAAAAACACGCACATGAAATCATCAATCCTGGACTACATACTAGCAATCGCAATCGGCCTCTGCCTGACAATGGCTGCTCTGGCGTATTTTGACGTTTTAACCAAGTGAGGGAAGCATGAAACAGTTTGTTGTCTACAAATCCAACGGGTCTATGTGGAAAGCAGGGACGACCATTATTGGCCTGTGCTCTGCTTATAACCATGCCACAGACCCGAGTCTGTACCTGAGCGACTCAGACCACAAGCGATCCTATGCCTATGCACGAGCGATCAAGGCTAGAATGTGTCGCATAGGGTTTGTGCATGGCACACACTATGTCGAAATGTCTAATGGCGCATTGTGGCCTCTAAAGACTTTAGACCAGTAAACATTTCAACCGATAGCCTCACGTGTGGGGCTTTGGGGTGCGATGTTGCATCACTCACTTATCAAGGATTGATACCATGAAACACTCATTCTTTTCGTTGAAATCACCGATACATTCGGAGGCGAGGCTAACTATTCTTGGGTCACACGACACAAGGTCAAAGCTTCAACGATTAGGGGTGCCATTGTCCGTATCAATCGTGATTCTGGCCTTGGGTTTCACAAGGTCAACGATTACGGGGACACCACACGATACAATAGCAAATCAGGTGCAACCTGTGCATTTGTAGAGCCCTGGGAGGATGCAACACATAATTTTTCCAATGTAAACCTGTCCCTGTCTTAAATTCAACTTGCAAAGGATATGCAATCATGAAAACAATCGATAGTAATGCTTTTGAACGTGTGCGTAATGACGTAAACGGAAACCCTCGTTATGTGTGCCATTTTCTGTCCCTTGACGTACACGGGTCTGACAAGGGTATTGGATACGGGCTGTCAGAGCGTTACGCCATGGCCTGTAAGCTTGCCAATAAAGCCGGTGGACGCAAATACCATAATAAATCTTATGGGGGTGGGATTGTGTTTCAATCTTATAGCCTGGATGAATTGTGTGATTGTCTTAATCGTTTAATGGCTAAAGAGGTGCAAGCATGAACGTATTAAACACCTATATTTTTGAATGGACACCACCGAATATGAGCACACCTGTGGACGTGACAATAGCTTTTGAGTACCATTGGCGGTACGATTCAAAGTCGAATAGTGAATACGAATGGGCAGACCCTTATATTGAGGCTGTCTACCTGGGAGATGTTGACATTATGCCAATAATGGACACAATGGTGACAGAGAAGGCCATGGATGCCTACTATAAGCACATCGAAAGGGAGAAAAATGAGCAATACTGAGCGTATAATCTGGCTTTTGGGGTCAATTGCTGCTGTGGCCTTGTCCGGGGTCATTGGTTATCGTCTGAGCACGTATTACAATGACGTGGAACACCAGGGAGCACAATCCCGATGTTATTCCACCCGGCACTCAGACGCCTATGTTGCTAAATTGGGGACAGATGAGTTTGTGTGCTTCAGGGAGGACTATAATCGCAAGAAAATCACTAAATCCCTGATTGTCATGCCAGATCGACCACTAGAATAGCCCTAAAAGCCCTTAAACGGGCCCAGGAGCGATTATTTTAAGGTAGGTAAGGGGTGGGTAGCCACTTAGCCTAAAAACGTCTTAAATCGAGGATTTTAACATGAGTAAACACACACCAGGGCCATGGTTTGGATACAAAGACCAAGGGGTTTATACTGATGAAGAGTACGAAAGCCCTATCTTTGAAACAGGGTGCGGATGCTGTTCTAAGAACACGCTGACCGAGGAGGATGCTCGCCTGATCGCCGCCGCGCCTGAATTGTTGGAGGCTCTGCAAACCATGGTCAAGGCATTCCACACATACGCGCCAAAGACGGAAGGCGCTGAGTACAACTGTGTGATCAACGCCCGCGCCGCCATCGCCAAAGCAACAGGAGAACAATGATGCGTTGTCAATGCTGTAATGAGGTTTTAACTGATTTTGAATCAACTAGGAGGATAAGACATACCAGGATTTACTTTGACCTATGCAATCCTTGTTTTGCATCCATTGACACTAACCTGCCGGTGGCTGAACGTAAAGACCTTGCCACTGGTGGGGACTTTGATGACCATCTGAGCACCGAAGGGACAGAAGACGTACTATATAATAACTATAGAGTACTTAGAAGCATAGAAGACATCAATGATTAATAAATCATTAATGTTTATTGTCTTATATTAACTTTAAAGATAAAGGGGTAACCATGGAAAACGAAAGCACTGATGAATTGATGCAATTGATTGAAGAATCATGGTATTGGTCAACGATTAATGATATTGTCGATATTTTTGACAAATACGGGATGGATAACGTCCTTGCAGACGTTGGGAACATGAAGATTCAAAGAGAAGAAGCTAAAAGCAATAAATTAGAGGAAGACATCTAATGTTGTTGTCTTTCTTTGTTTTTGTCTTAACCATCATTAAACTGTCACTTAAGTGACACTGGAGTACTTATGAAAGTCATCATGGAATACACGTTGCCAGAGGAATCTTTCCTGCTCAAATGTGCCGAGGAAGCGGTGAGCAACAGAATGCTCCTAGAATCGATTAAAAGCACCCTAGGATCGCATGAAAACTATGGGGTAGGGGCTGAGATAGCCCTACAGGAAATAAAGGCTCAGATGAGGGGTTTTAAATGAATGTTTCCACCAGCGACATGATGCAACAATGTGTCGCAAAACCTTAGGAAAAACGACATGAGCATAGAAGCAATGAAACAGGCGCTGGAATACGTTCAGGAATTTAAGTCATTGTGGTGGAAAGTTCCTACGTTTGCCAACCGCGTAAACAAAGCAACGCGAGAAGCAATTTCGTTTGCACACAACCCTATATTTCAACTTGAAGACGTTCTACGCCAAGCCATCGCAGAGGCAGAGAAGCGTCATTATTGTCCTGAATGGGACTTTCTTGAAATCACAAAGGATGATCCTGAGTTTGAGGCATGTCTTTGCTTTTCTCAAAAGCCAGATGCTTGGGTTGCTGATGTAGGCGAACCACCGACTGAGGAAGAGAAGCAAGAGCACATCACAGATGGGTCTACTTGCTGGTGTGGGCCTGAAACTAACTATACAGACCCTGAAACAGGGGCTTCTGTGATCGTGCATAGGGAGCCGCAATGAGGCAAGAAGCAATTGAACTGATTGTGGCACTCAAGGGGCACACTCTGCCTAAAGGGGCTGAAAACGCTTATAACAGGTTTTGTAAAGCCATAGCAGAAGAAGAGAAGCAGGACGTTGAGCAAAGCTCAACTGAATCGAAAGAAACTTTCGATCAGCCGGTGGCGTGGATGTGGCGTTGCAAGCCTTATTGTGATTGGCCGAACTGGTCTGTTTCTTTGAAACGTCCAGCAGACTCTGGTCGTGACGGCCACCAGCGAACAGAAGGCTACGAGGACATTCCCCTCTACACCACCCCATTGAATCCATTGGATTCAATTAAGTCCAGCAATACGCTGGACGCACAACCACAGCGTGAATGGGTTGGGCTGACGGATGAGGATGAAATTGATTGGGATGGCGGCGACTTAAAGTCCCTTGTCAAAGCCATAGAAGCCAAATTAAGGAGTAAAAACCAGTGATCCACGATACCACCTCAGAATTCGTCAGGCACATCGCCTGTGAACACTGCGGATCCTCTGATGCTAATGCTCTCTACTCAGATGGGCACACCTACTGCTTTTCCTGTGGGGTGATAGAATCCTTAGAAGAAGCAGTTGCTAGTTATCAATCTAAACCGAAGCCAGAAATGAAAACTGAAGGCGAAGTTAAACCGATCCCCGATAGAGGGATCACCAGGGACACCTGCGAGCATTACAAAGTCACTCAGACAGGTCAGAAGCATATTTATCCGTATGCTGATGAGACTGGTGCTTATGTGGCCTCCAAGGTGCGTACAGTGGCTAATAAGACCTTCTCGGTGGAGGGACATTGGGGTAAATCTACCCTATTCGGTCAATCCCTGTTCCACAAGGGTGGCAAGTACGTCACGCTGGTGGAGGGTGAACTGGACGCACTAGCGGCCTTCCAGATGCTGGGTAGCAAGTGGCCTGTGGTGTCTATCAAGAATGGTGCTCAGAGTGCCTTGAAGGACTGTAAAGCTAACTTTGAGTGGTTGGACTCCTTTGACAGCGTGGTGATCTGCTTTGATTCTGATGAACCTGGGAAGAAAGCAGCAGAGGAGGTTGCTGAACTGTTCGGTGTTAAGGCCAAGATTGTTAAACATATTCAAGATTGTAAGGATGCCTGTGATTATCTTAAATCTGGTGAAACGAAGTCTTTTGTCGATTCTTGGTGGAAGGCTGAGACGTATGTCCCTGACGGAATTGTTGCTGCCTCGTCACTCTGGGATGAAGTAAGCAAACCAGAGCAACCTGCGGAGGCTCTGTACCCCTTCAAGGGGCTGAACTCTCTGCTGTATGGGTTCCGACCTGCTGAACTCGTTACAGTCACCGCAGGCTCTGGGTTGGGTAAAAGTCAATTCTTGCGAGAGATCCTCTACCATATTCTGAACACCACGAAGTGGAACATCGGCGGTATGTTTTTGGAGGAATCTGTGAGGAAGACTGCCAGGAGCATTATGAGCTTGAGAGCTAACAAGCTCCTGCACCTGCCCGACACCAAAGTATCAACAGAGGAGTTACATGATGCTTTCCAGCATACTCTTGGGACTGATCGTATTTATCTTTTTGACCATTTCGGTAGCACTTCTGCTGACAACATTATTAATCGCATCCGGTACATGGCAAAGGCTTGTGATTGTCGGATTGTATTTCTCGATCATTTATCTATCATCATTTCTGGTCAAGATAACGGAGACGAGCGCAAGGCCATTGATGTAATGATGACTCGCCTGCGTACACTTGTGCAGGAACTTAATATTACTTTGATTGTTGTGTCGCACCTGAAGCGTCCTAACGGCAACCAAGGCCATGAGGATGGGCAGGCAGTGTCTTTGAGTCAACTGCGAGGCTCGGGAGCTATTGCACAGCTCTCAGACGCTGTGATTACCCTGGAGCGTAACTCCATGAGTGCAGACGCTACTGAGAGGCATACCACCAAGGTAGCAGTGGCGAAGAACCGCTACAGTGGTCTCACTGGGCCTGCCTGTGATCTGCGTTATGATGTGGATACTGGTAGAATGTTTGAAGTTAAACTGGAGGATCTATGACACAGGAAAAAGCAGTTAATCCTTTTATCCTTGCGGAGGAGGAATATGCACGTAAATGGGACACTATCTTCGGTAAGAAGGATGTAGAAAAGATCGTAGAGGATGCTCAGAAGTATCTTGCTAACGAAGCATTGAATAAGAAGGCAGAAAATGCTAAGGAATTAGGATTGAACTATGATTGAACACATAATCGTAGGAGCTACAGGTGTGGGTTACGCTATCGTAGGCACTCTCCAGTGGCTCAAAGGGGATCTACCTAATGGTATGATCTGGGTTGGTTACGCTTTTGCCCAAGTGGGGCTATGGATGAACTTAAAATGATGGACATTGACACATTAGTTGGAAGGTTAATCGACCTGGAAGGCAAGTATTATGAGTTACAATCCAAGTATCAGACGCTGATCCACCAGTACGAGGAACTGAAAGCAAGCCATGAAAATAGCGTTGGACATCGAGACGAACCTGTTACACAGTACGATCCATTTACTCGTCACAAAACACCTTGAAACCGGAGAAGTTAAAGTATGGAAAAATCCAAATGGCCTAAACGACTATCTAAGCAAGGCTACACTCCTGATAGCTCACAATGGGATCGGATTCGACTTCTTTCACTTGAACAGGTTATGGAATACGAAGATCGGATTGAAGAAGACATACGACACATTAGTAGCAAGCAGGCTCTTAGAGCCAACGAGAGAGAACGGACACAGCTTGGAAAGCTACGGAAAGCAGAGCGGTACTCAAAAGATTGACTACCCTGCTGTGTGGTCTTGGATGATGAACAGACGAGAGGAGTATCCTGGTGAATGTTTTGATAAACCCATTGATGGGCTGCTTGAGCACTACTGCATCCGAGATGTTGACGTTTTGGAAAAAACGTATGAGTTTCTGACACTTTCGCTGGAGAAAAAGGGATTCTCTTCTGAGTCGCTGGAACTAGAGCACCAAGTGGCAGCAATCATTGCTCAACAAGAGCGTAACGGATTTAAACTGGACACAATCCATGCAACCTGTTTACTTACTGACCTCAAGACAAAACTGGCTGGAATATATGAGCAAATGCAGGAGAGATGGCCTCCAGTCACCTTTGAGCGAGTCTCAGAAAAGACAGGAAAGCGACTCAAGGACGAGATCATTACCTTCAATCCTGGATCACGAAAGCAAATCGGAGAAAAGCTGATTGAGCTTGGATGGAAGCCTAAGAAGTTGACCCCAACAGGACAACCTTTGGTAGATGAGGACACTTTAAGGGGAGTTTTGTTCCCCGAAGGGCAAATAATTGCAGACTATTTTCTCTTGCAGAAGAGGATTGCTCAGATAGAATCTTGGTTAGAAGCTATGGGACCAGACGGACGAGTACACGGCAAGGTTATCACCAACGGGGCTGTGACAGGACGTATGACTCACTCTAAGCCTAACATGGCTCAGATCCCTAACGCTGGTAGCTTGTATGGCCCTGAATGTAGACAATGTTGGACGGTAGAAAATGGTAATGTATTGGTTGGTTGTGACGCTAGCGGCCTTGAGTTACGTATGCTTGCTCATTATATGAAGGATGAAGATTATGTACGAACTGTCACTGAAGGATCATCTAAAGATGGAACAGATGTTCACACAGTTAACCAACGAGCAGCGGGACTTGCTACACGGGACCTTGCTAAAACTTTTATCTATGCGTTCCTCTATGGCGCAGGAGATTCAAAGATTGGCTCTATCGTTGGAGGCAGTGCAAGAGATGGAGCTGCTCTCAAGGACAAGTTCCTCAAGCAAACCCCGGCTCTTGGACAACTACTTTCCAGGGTTGCAGGATTCTCTGCCAAAGGTTACGTACCTGGACTAGATGGACGTAGGATCTGGGTACGATCTGAACACGCAGCTCTTAACAGTCTCCTACAAGGTGCAGGGGCTATTGTGATGAAGAAGGCACTGGTGATTTTTAATGATAAAATAAAGCTCAACAAGTGGCCTGTGAAGATGGTCGCTAATGTTCACGATGAATGGCAGTTTGAGGTTCCTGCTCAGTTGGCTGAAGTGACTGGAGAGGCTGCAAAGCAATCCATCATTGAGGCTGGTCTGTTTTATAAACTACGTTGTCCTTTGGACGGAGAATACAAATATGGAGCCAACTGGCGAGCTACCCACTGATTACGATGCTAGAATCGTGATTGACATTAAGGGTGAGAGTTTCATGGTGTCGCATACACGCAACATTGAAATGGATCAAATTTACATGATTCTATTAACTGCGATAGAATACATAGAAGAGCACGAGTTCCAACTTAACCAAGTTAGGACTCTTAACTGACAGTCTGGAAAGACAGACGTTTTATTAACTTTCAAAGGAATTGAAAAATGAGTGATCTTAAACCCGTTAAAATCTCTGGAGAGCTGTTCTGGTCTAAATGGATGGCTGAGTTCAATAAAGCTTTTAACGCTGACAACGACCGCTATGAATGCGTGATCGGTAACATCCCTGACGATGATGTGGCTAAGCTTGCTGGCCTTGGTATCCGTGTGAAACACAAGGACTCCCAAGGTAACTACATTGTTATCAAGAGCAAGTTCTTGTTCAAGCCCTTGGACAAAGAGGGCAATCCCGTGGCAGTTGATGCTATCGGTAATGGTTCCAAGTGCGAAGCTCTCGTGAGTGCATACAAGCACAAGATGAGTGCTAAATTCGGTATGTCACCCAGCATCGTGGGAAACTCTGAGAAAACCTTCTTGACTGTGACTGAGGTTCGTACCTATGTCCCAGACGCTAAAGAAGACGATGATCTCATCTGAGCTTCCCAAGCTAGCTCTTATTGACGCAGACGTTATCGTTTATCGGGTAGCGTTTGCGTCAGAAGAGGAGACAGAGGAAATCTGTTTTGCAAGAGCTAAAGAACTCATCTTTGAAATAGTTTATACGGAACTAAACTGCGATGACTATAAAGCCTATCTCACCGGCAAAGGGAATTTTCGACAAATGGTGGCGACAACAGCCCCATACAAAGGAAACCGAAAAGACTTCCAAAAGCCAAAGCACTACGATGGACTCAGAGACTACCTCCAGCGACTCGGAGCAGAACTCGTCGAAGGACAAGAAGCCGATGATGCCATCGCCATCGAAGCCACGAAAGAGCAAGACAAATGCTGGATAGTCTCGATTGATAAAGATTTCGATCAGGTCAAAGGCTGGCACTATAACTTCGTTAAGAAGGAAAAGTACTATGTCACGGAAGAGGAAGGAATCCGTAGTTTCTACACTCAGATTCTGACCGGAGATCGAACAGACAATATCATCGGCATCAAAGGCATTGGCCCTGTCAAGGCTGAGAAGATCTTACAAGACTGTAAAACAGAAAGGGAACATTATGATGCTTGTGTTAAAGCGTATGATGGTAATATTGAGCGAGTTACCGAAAACGGTGTACTGTTATGGTTAAGACGCCATCCAGACCAGTTGTGGCTTCCTCCTTTACCCTCGCAGGATTCGACTGGACAGTCAGGCACGTTGAGGGACTTAGCGATTACGGAATCTGTGACCCCAGTAGTCAAGAAATCAGAATCAAAGCAGGAATGAATGAGCAAATGACTCAGCAGACCTTCTGTCACGAGTTAGTTCATGCAATTCTGTTTACGATGGGTAAGACCAACCATGATGAGGAATACACTGATGCTTTTGGGTCTTTGTTGCATCAGTATGAGAGGACTAAGGCATGAAGACTTCTAGTGCCAAAGCTAAAGGACGGAACCTACAGAAGTGGGCAGCAGCAAGGCTTCTAGAACACGCTCCAGAGCTTGAATTAGACGATATTAAGTCTACCTCTATGGGTGCTGGTGGGGAGGACGTAATGCTCTCTCCTGCGGCTCGTAAGATATATCCTTGGCAACTTGAGTGCAAGAGTTATGCTCGTATCGCCGTGTATGACTTTTACAACCAAGCCTGCTCACACGGAACTTATGAGCCTGTGGTATTCATTAAACAGAATCAGTGTAAGCCTCTTGTGGTCGTTGATGCTGATTATTTTGTAAGGAACTTCAGAAATGCAAGTACACCTAATACGTGAAAATGAAGACGGTTCAGCAGACTTTTCTTTTGACTTAACAAGCGAAGAAAGACAAAGTTTATTGTTGTACGGTATTATGCAGGCTTTAAAAGCCGCAGTTGAGGAAGGAATAAAATATGACCCAGGTGAACTTAGTGTGGGTGACACCACAAGCGGAGGAGAAGATAGCGTACATGGCGAGGGTAAGCAATCCAGCGAACCAGAACAACCCTCAGACGGCTTCAAAACTTCTCAAGTACTTGGTTAAGAACAAGCACTGGAGTCCATTTGAGATGGTCAATGTCTGCATGGAGATTGAAACCACCAGAGACATTGCTCGTCAAATCCTGAGACACCGGAGCTTCAGCTTCCAAGAGTTCAGCCAGCGTTATGCTACGGCAGAGGCTTTTGAGACTCGTGAGTGCCGTAAGCAGGACATGGTTAATCGCCAGAACAGTCTAGCCCTAGACATCTATGGCAACGAGAATGATCGTTACCTAGCCACTTGGTGGGACGGAGTGCAGCAGAGACTGACCAAGGAGGCTGAGTTTCTGTACGAGGCTGCTCTCAATAAAGGGATCGCTAAAGAGGTCGCACGAGCACTTCTGCCAGAAGGTCTTACAGGCTCTAAACTGTACATGAATGGAACCCTGCGTAGCTGGATTCATTATATTGACATTCGTTGCGATAAGGCAACACAGAAGGAGCATCGTGATGTAGCGGAACAATGTCGAGATATAATCTTTGAACATTTCCCTTCGCTTGAGGAGGTACTTAATGGAACTTGAAGACTATTTTCATCAGATTCAACAGGAGAAAAGCATGATTAAAAAAGACACCGTTGTTAGTTTTAGCATCGACCAAGATAATTCTGATCTGGAAGACTTTGCAGATAAGTATGTACAAATGCGTAATGCGTACTCCGGTCCTACTTGGATTGAGGTACTTGAGGACGTAATCAAGACGCTTGAATCTCATTATGGTTATGACATTAAAAGCAGAGTCTTTTATGCTGTTCCTTTTCCTATCTTTGACCACAATGTTTCCCCAGCCCCTGGGCGAGAATTAGATAGAAATATCTTTCTTGAACTGCTTGAACAGAATCCAGAGATTAACAATGGTGGTGTTCACAAGCCAACTGTCTATTCTCTTGAGGTTGAATCCGAAGAATGAGAATCCTTGTTATACCGGATTGTCAAGTCAAGCAAGGCGTTCCTCTGGAGCATCTTACTTGGGCTGGTCAGGCTATTACGGATTACCGGCCTGACGTTGTTGTTAACATCGGGGACTTTGCTGATATGCCTAGTCTGTCTTCCCACGATATTAAAGGCTCCAAGTACTTTGAAGGGCTTAGGTACAAGTCTGATATCGACGTTGCGAAGCAAGCTATGAAGATGCTGCTGAAGCCTCTCAAAGACCTCCAGGCTCGTCAGAAGAAGAACAAAGAGAAGGTATACAAGCCTCGGATGATTCTGACACTAGGTAACCACGAGAATCGCATTGATCGAGCTGTAAACAACAATCCCACCCTTGAAGGGTTGATCTCAACTAAGGACTTAGGCTATGAATCTGACTGGGAAGTTTATGGGTTCTTACATCCTGTTTTCATTAATGGTGTTGGTTTTAACCATTACTGGCCTGTCGGTGCTATGGGCAGACCTGCATCGTCTCCTGCTGCTATTATCAGCAAGCTACATATGTCGTGTATTGCTGGACACCAACAAGGCAAACAAGTCGCCTATGGTAAACGAGCTGATGGACGACCTATCACAGCTATTGTGGTTGGTAGTTATTATCTGCATGATGAGAGTTACATGGATCAGCTTAGTAACCGTCATTGGCGAGGTCTTCTCGTGATGAACGAGGTTGAAGACGGACACTTTGATGAAATGTTTTTGAGTATTGAATACTTGGAGAAGAAATATGGACGAATGGACACCAATGCCGGGAACGATACACGTAACAACTCGTGATGGAATTGAAGACTATATGAGATCACTAAATTTACCTGAGAAAGTGCCCCAAAAAGGTGCTAATGGTAAACAAATAGCAGGGAGTCACTATAGTGACAAAGAAATCCAGCCTTGGGACTTCATTTATGCAAATAACCTTGGCTATTTTGAGGGAAACTGTGTAAAATATGTGTCCCGTTGGAGAGACAAGGGCGGTATAGATGACCTCAAGAAAGCCATCCACTATCTTGAGAAGCTGATTGAATTAGAACAAGGAAAATAATGACCCCATACCAAACTTATATTGCAAAAAGCCGTTATAGCCGGTTTCTGGACGATAAAGGACGACGCGAACACTGGGAGGAGACAGTTACTCGATACTTTAACTTCATGGAAAAGCACCTCAAGGATAAGCATCAATATACGCTCAATCCTGCCCTTCGTCACGAGCTGGAACAGGCTGTGACTAACCTGGAAGTTATGCCTTCGATGCGGTCAATTATGACTGCTGGCGAGGCTCTGGAGCGCCAGAACATCGCTGGTTATAACTGCTCATATTTGCCCATTGATGATCCTAAAGCCTTTGACGAGGCTATGTACATCCTTTTGTGTGGCACAGGTGTTGGCTTTAGCGTGGAGCAGAAATATGTTAACAAACTACCAGAGATTCCTGAAAAGCTGTATGACAGCAATACTACTATTGTTGTTAAAGACTCCAAGGAAGGATGGGCAAAGGCTCTTCGACAGATTATTGCGCTCCTCTATGCTGGAGAAGTCCCAAAATGGGACATTTCCGCAGTTCGTCCTGCCGGTACACGCCTTAAAACCTTCGGTGGACGGGCAAGTGGACCAGAACCTCTGGTGGAGCTGTTTAAATATGTTATCGCCAAGTTCAAAGGAGCTGTGGGGCGTAAGCTACACACCATCGAGTGTCATGATATTCTCTGTAAGATCGGGGAAGTTGTCGTCGTGGGCGGAGTGCGCCG